TTTACATGGACCGGCAGGCAAAGAAAGAGTTGGATGGGAGTTTGATGTGTCAAAGATGGATGCTTCATTGCACACTGACACTATGGAGGAGTTGTTGAAACTCGATTTCGGAAACTTGGCCAAAAAATATCAAACAGCTGAAAATTGGCAGAGAATGAAGCGAATTCGTGATATGGTTAACATGGGAATGCTTGTTATGCCGGATGGTGAACTTTACGTCAAAGGAAGTGATGGTGAAGGGAGAAACCCGAGCGGACAGTTTTTGACTAGTGTTGACAATTCGCGATTTGCGTTATTTCTTGTCTTTTACTCATGGCTGGTTTTGGTGCCAGGTTTTGAAAATGCGTATTCTGCGTTGGAAGCGTGGAAAGAAGCAAATTCAACCGTGATTTTGGGTGATGACATAACCTATACAACCGAAGAGGGGAAATACGACGGTGAGCAGATGGCTCTCGTGTTGTATGAACATTTTGGAATCACATTGGAATCGCCGTCATTTAAGGCTCGAAAGGCTAAGGAACTTCGGTTTCTGGCGTTTGGTTTTGTGTACGACGAATTTTATGAACGAGTGTTTCACCAGTTGGATGGTGACAATGTGTATTCAAGTTTAGTTCAAGGTGGCCCAGGAATTCAAGGTCTAAGGCCGCCACCCTACCAACTACAACGATTGGCAGGAATTCGCTATAATTCGTGGGGCGATCCTGCATTACGACAAATGATGCTTGTTGTTATTGCTGACTACATTGCATTGTACGATAAAACTTACAGAACAAACCAAGGAAAGTCTGACTGGGATGTCGCTAAGAAGATTGCATTACTACCCGATTGGGAGTTGTTGCGTCGATACAGCGGCATGGACTGAACTTGAAGTGTCTGTGCTCTCAGTGTGCAGATAAAGTTTTTGTTGTGCAGTGATGTCTCATGTCGGCAAAAAACGAGAAAAAGGCAAGCGGAAGCGAGGCCTTAAAAACGAGCAAGGAAAGGGATTTGGAGTTGATACGTCACTTTCAGCAGTGCGACAATTGCGGAGTGCTCCTGGGCTGGATCAGAAGACGGCCAGAGTTGGCAGTGGCTTTGTACCGCGCAGTACTGGCTTGTATGGAAAAAGCCCGAGTACAGCATTGGTCCTGAAGTCATCGAGTTATGTTCGACCGGTATGGAGGGAGAAAGAAGAGCGTCAGGCAATTGCCTATTCCGCGAAAAAGAAGAAGGAAAG